AAATACATCAGTTTGTTTATATTCTTTGATTATTTCAGCTATCTTTTTTAGTGTTGATTTCATCTTGTAGTTGTTGTATGGTTAGTAATAAATTCATAAAGTCCTCAAATTCTAAACAGGCATAGTCTCTCTCAAAGTTCTTAGTAAATACTACAACAGGAGTTTTTCCCATTGGTCTGTCACTTCTAGCCTGTTCTAAGGCTTTCCAGATGTTTAGTTTTTCTTGGTTCTTACATTCCCAATGATAGTCAAATAAAACAGAGTCTGGGTTAATGTCTATAATGTCTCCTTTTATGCTCATGCCGCCGCTCATAGGGGTGCGTCGAACGTTGGTTTTGAAAACCTTATTTAATTTTTTTGCCACGTCTCTTTCGAAACGCTTGCCTTTCTGGTTTGCATTCATAATTTTTGAAAATGTTTTCTAATAATTTTACCTAACTCAGAGTCATTAGTATATATCCTACAGAGCAAATTAATAGAACCGTCAATGCTACTATAAGGGTGACTATAGTCTGTGTCTTTTGTTTGTCTGTATTCATTTAAAGTCCTTTTCTTCATTTTTATTATTATACTTTTCAATTAATAAAGTAAACACGCAACCACAAAAAAAAACTGTGATGTGTGACGCTAATATAAGAAAATAAATTTTATCCATTTTTGTCTGATTTTAGTTCTGCTTTGATTAAATTATGTTTATACTTTGAAAAATCTGCTTTTAATATAGCATTTTCTTTGTAAGCTACAGCATTTTCATATTTAAGTTTAGCTATGTCTTTATAGTTTTGTCTAATTTCGTGCTGTAAATCGTGAATAAGTTCTAGTATATCCATTAAAACCTCTAGACCTTCCTTTTTTATTTTATTGTTAGTCTTTTCTACTTCTGCACTAGCTTTAATAATCATTATGTCTAGCTTATTTTTTCTTAACATTACGTCTAATTCATCCATTTTGTATATGTTTTAGTGGGTTGTTTCCTCCAATTGTATAATAACCATTATAAAAATTAAATCTTAAAGGCTCGTCTAGTGTAGTCAACTCTCCTCCAGTCATAACATTTTTAACCTTTTGAACATGTAGCTCAGTCATTGTTTTAAATTCTGGGTGGTTGCCCATTCTGTGAATTGCATAAACATCGTCTGCCCTATTAATAAATCCCATGCCACCCTCTATGTCACTAGACTTAGGTGGTTGTACATAACCCTCTAAAGTATGTCCAGGCTTATAGACTCTTCTAGCTGCTTCACTAATTGGGTGTGTATTTATATAAACTGTCTTTCCAGTCTTATTACAAAACTCTCTTACATTATTGCAGAATAAATAGTTTCTGTCAAACTGTCCAAGTTTGCCACCTCTTTCTATATTTAAACCTGTATAGGGGTCTATTAAGCATCCGTCTACATTCTCTTTAGCAAATATATTTAATAACTCTCCAGCAGTATATAGCTTTCTATTATCTACAAATTTAAAGTAACTGTCAATAATTTCTATTTGTTTTTTAATTTCTGACTCAGTCAAGTCCTCAACTTTTTGTCCTGTTAGCATTTGAATCATGCTAATTTTTAACAGTTCTGGAGAGTTCTCTCCACTCCAAACACACCACTTTAAATTGTTATTCATTGCGTGGCAAAGTAAATACCAAATAAAAAAGTAAGTTTTACCAACATTTGGAAAGCCAGAAACAACAACCATTTGACCAGGTTTAAATCTTACAAACTTGTCAGTAATTGGACAGCCTATTCCTAAACCTTTTTTAATCTCTCCGTTTTTGTATTTAATAGCGTAGTCTAGTCCGTAGCCTTTATTTAGTATCATTGATTGTGCTTAAAAATTTCTTTAATGAGTCTGTGTTTTTGTGTATAGGGTCACTAAAAGTAGTTTTTTTCTTTGACTTTTTAGCTGCTAAGACTCGTTTTAAATATTGTTCTTTTCGTTCTTTGTATTGTGTATCTAAAAATTTTATATTAATTTGGTTGTCCTTTTTTTCAATCATTCCTTCATCTATTAAAGTGTCTAAATAATCTTGACCGATTCGTCTAGCCATTTTAATATAAGTCATTGAACAATCTTTATTCCAGTAGTGAAAACAGGCATCTATAAAAGACCCTTTCTCTTCTTTAGATAAATACATAATGTCACCCCCTAGCCATTGACTAGGATAGGCTTTAAACCAGGGTAGTTCTTCGCTCATTGTTTGTGTTAAATTGTAGTTTGTTGCATTTAAAATGTTTTCCTAAGTTGTTTAATTGGTCAACTAAATTAATGTTTTTATTATGCCATTTACTATTATAATAAATTTTAGTGACTGTACAACTGTCTAAAGGTATTGATTCATTTTCTACATTAAAGTCGTGTTCTACTTTTAAAACTACTGACTTTTTTGTATGCCATGAATTGCAAATCCTTTCTAAAACCAACCTTTGTCCTGTTGGTATTTCAGCATTTTTATATTTAACCTCCATTAATATTAAAACATCATTATTAAACTCTAAGACAGCATCAATGTCGGTAGGGTGCATAGTGCCATTTTGTATTCCTGTAAAGTCAATACCTTGTTTTAAATAATTTAAATTTTTAATTAATGTCAAAATATGCTTTGTTTTTTTGTTCGTATTTGTAGAAAGCTAAAAGCTCATTTTCATTTAATGACTCTTCTGTGTATAACCTATCGAAACTAGAGGACACTATTTTAATGTCCTCTATTTCTTTTTTAGGTTGTTTGTAGTCAATATATTTAAAATCCTTTTTCTGAATTTTATAGGCTTGTACTAAACTAATATAAGTTATTTTATATTTTTTAGCAATTTCAGGCATTGTCATTCCGTTTGTCAACATATTTTGTATATCTAACGAACTTAAACCCAATGCTTTCAAGACTTTTGACTGTTTCATAATACTTAAAAGGGTAAGTCATCAGAACTATTAGAAACCTCTGCTACTGGTTTAGTCTCTTTTTGTTCTTCTGGATTATAAGTATTAACACTTAAAGAAACATCTTTTCCAAATTGGTCAGGCTGGTCCTTTAGGTTTACATTTAATTTAAGGTATTTGTTTCCTTTATAATCAAAAACATGTTCCTTAACTTTGTCAATATGAACAGTAACAGTCATCCAGTTATCATTCATTTTTTTACCGCCTCCGCAGTAGATTGTTGGTTTTTTATCCATTGTTATTTGTTTTTCTTGTTTTAAATCTGGCATCCATTGCCATTCTTTTTTTATCATTTGCAGTTTGCAGTTTGCAGTTTAAAATATTCTAAATGTTTTTTACTTGTTTTATGTCTAGCCATATTATTTCTATTAACCTTTACACCACATTCACAATAAATATGCAAAGTTCCTTCGGCTCTTTGTTTGGCTCTGCTATTTCTTTTATTAAGACATCCAGTTGTAACATCTTCTTCTAATGAGTCTTTATGATAATATTTTTTTATATGTTTTTTATTAATTTCTGGATTTTTTTCTTTCCAGTCTTTAGCTTTTTTAATATAATACTCTTTGTTTTGTTCGTAATATTTTTTTGTTTTATACATAATTTAAAAGTTTAAGTCTACCCAAAGACTATTTAAGTACTCTCTACACTCTTCTACTCTATTATAAATGTTTCTTATGTCCTCTTCATTTCTATAAATGTCAAACACTTTAATTCTATATTTAGAGTCTATGTCAGAATATTTGTATTTGCTAGCAAACTCTACTAAGTCTGTACTTTCATCTCCAAAGTATTCTCTTTGTATTAACTCCTCTGGAGTGTCCATTAGTGTATATATTAATTTATACCTATCTATGTCAGTCAAAGCCATGTAGCCTTGAGCCTGGTAGTAATAGTCTTTATTAGGTACACTATTAAAGTATAAAGGAAAACTAAAACAATCCCAACTATTTTTAACATCTATTATATAATGTTGTAAAGCGTCATCTACAATAGCGTCTGGAGTACCTGTTAAAAAACCATTTTGAAAAGACTCGTCATTCTTTACTAAATTAGAAATGTCTAATTCTTTAGCTATAAAGTTTAAAGACTCTACTTCTACTGCGTTTCCTTTGTCTATGTATTTACTAAACACCTCTTTTTTACGGTTGTATATTTGCTCTTTACTCCACTCCTCTAAAAAACTTTTAGTAGTCTTAGACAGTGTTTCTGTTTTACTTCTAGCGTTGGTCATTATTTTACCAATAGCAGAACATCTTATTTTAAACTCTTTCATGTTATTGGTTTTTAATTGCGTTTGCTACTTCGTCAGCACTAGCTACATTAGAGTCTACTCCTATCCCAAAGTTAGCCAAACATCTACCCCAACTACTAGTCTCACAATTCTCTATAAAAGAAGTTTTGTTTATAAAAGTAGAGTTCTGCTTTTCGTGTGCGTGTCCTGACGCTACTTCTATTCCAGCATCGTTTTTAATAGTTGTTTTAATTATTACTCCATTGTCGTTAATGTGAGTAATTTCTGAGGTCATTGAATAGCCTGTAAATTTTTCTCTAAAATATTTAATTCTCTCGTTTACTGTGACGTAGGCTTTGCCTTTTATGTCAACTGTTTTCAATTGGTTCATTGTTGTAGTTTTTAATTTTGGTTAATATTATTATTAATTGTTTAATCCTGTTTGGATTGTAGTTGATAGCTAATTCTTTTAGCTCAATAGATATTTTAACAACCTCAGTTATTAAATTACTAAATCTATTTTTGTGGATTTCTAAGTCATTGTCACTAAGTTTAGTTCTTTTAAGAATATTCTTATTCCATTGAACCTGGTCTATAATACCTAGTAGTCTGTCACTTAGAAAGTTGTGTCTTTGGTTAGCTTGCCAATAGTCCCATTCTTGTTTTTGTCTGTAGTAAAACTCATATTTATCCATTGTTGTAGTTTTCCATTAGTTTTAATATTACCTCAGAATAGGACTTATGTCCGTTCTCTTTGCATTTGTTTTGGAACTTAGTTAATATTTCTAGCTTTTCAGCTGGTACATAAAAAGTTCTAGTATTATATTTAATATTTGTCATTTTATTTATTTTAATTTACGCTAATATATAACTATAATTATAATTATAACTATAAATTAAGAAAACTTTATTAACAAACGATTGTTAAAAGAGGTGTGTTATTCTAGCTATTTGTCCAAATTCACTAAATAGAAATGCTTCTATAGCCTTGTTATTTGAACTTTGATAGCCAGAGGTATGATGCCAAGTGTCAGCTTCACTAGGAGACATTAGAGACTCCACCCATAAACCAGGATATTGCTTAGCTGAAATTTTGTGATGTATGTGCTGGGTAAACATGTATCTATATTTAGTACTAGACCAGTCTGTACATTCGTCAGCTACTATCATTGGTAACGTGTCAGCCTTAATCTTATGACCATGACATGAAGAAATTAAGTTGTTTTTGTACTTGTAATATTTACGCATCTGTAAACTAACATCAAACGTAACATTTTTATTATGTCTAAACCATGCAGCTAATAACTCTGCAACCATCCATCCGACTGTATTGTCGTGGTTACCAGGTGTGAACATTACGTGGACAGTAGAGACTTGTAACAACATTTCTATTATCTCAACCATTAACCTTTTAGCTATTAGAAAATGGTCACTTAGTAAACCGTCACTATCTTGCCTGGTTGAATTTGTAGTAGTCATATTAAAATTATCTACATGCAATAAGTCTCCTGAGAGTAGTAAAATAGTTTTGTCTATGTTAAACCCTTGAGACTTTGCTAAGCACCCTCTAACGCCTTCTAACGCTCTTGTAACTGCTATTTGATTGTTATACTCCTCACCACTTACAAAAGACCTACACAGCTTCCCTATATGCAAATCACTAGGACACATAAATAATAAATGTCCGTCTGTATATTTCTTATAATTTAGTTTAGGGTATTTAGGGGAGTATTGTTTAGCCTCTTCTATAACTTCTTTAGCTAGTTTCTTAAAGTCTTTTTCTGTTGCTTTAGGTTGCTTAAAATATAGACTAGCGTTGTCATTCTTAATCCATCCACTATGCAAAGTCTTAGGGTCTAAACCCTCTTTTTCACATTCCTCAATAGCTCGTCTGTAGTTAGTGATTATTTCTGCTTCGTCTTTATTCAGTCTATATCGTGGATTGCCTGAATCTTTCCACCTTTTATTATAAGATTTCAATTTTAAGTTGTTTTGGTTTTTGTAAATATAATAAAAAAATTATACTTTACTTTTTTGAGGATGTACCGTAGTAAAATGCAAATATGTTTCCAATGACAACACCCTCAACCATACCCATTAAATGTACAAACAATTCATTGTGTAAAACTTCTGGAATATATACAACTGAATATACTATAAATATAAAACAAAACAAACCAACAACACCAGTTAAATTCATCATCCAGTCATTACCACCAGCTTTAGCCATTTCAACTTCTCTCTTTCTAGCTGAGTCTCTGTCTGCTACTTCTAGTTTATATAGTTCTGTAACTTGGTTGTGTAGTTCTGCTTTTTCTTCTGGTGTTAAGTCTGGGTCTTTAGAAATAATGTTTTTTATTATTCCCATTGTACCACTAGAAGGTAGTACATCCCCAATAATGTCTAAGATTTTAGGTGCTTTTTCTTTTAATAATTTACCTATTTTACTGTCTTTAAGTTTATTCATAAGACTTGTATTTAGTCCTATTGTTTTCGTCTTTGTAAGCTACTAATATTTGTCCTCTTTGTTTACCGTCTACGTTGTAACTTACATGCACCCAATTAGGATTTTCTTCTGTTCCAAACTCCCAGATTAACTGGTCAAATCTTAGGTTGTCTTTTATGTAGTGAAATACTTCTGCGTTGTTTGGTGCGTTTTTATAGTCTCTGTCTAAGTCTGCTGCTTCACCTTTACAATGTTGAGAGGTTGCTACATAAACACCATTAATAATTTTATAAGCTCCACCAATAGCCTTATTCAAAGCCTCTGACCTGTAACCACTACTAATTCCAAAAGGTACTCCAAAATAATTTCTAATAGGTTGAAATATGTTTTCAGCAAAAGCCTTCATATTTTCTACATGTTCTTCTGTTGGCTTGTTTTCAATACCTAATCTAGATGCTGTTTTACTCTTTAGCATCTCTGAAAGAGTTAAGTTTTTACTTAGTTTCATTCTTATTTATTTTTCTATTGACTTTTTTTTTTGCGTTCAATATTAAACGCTCCTCAACTCTAGCTAATTTTTCTCTAAGCCTTCCATTTTCTTCAATTAAAATGTCTATTCTAGACTCTAAAGAATCTATTTTTTCTTTTAATTGTATTATGACCTGGGCTTGTAAAGAGTCCTGGCGTTGTTCTCTTTTGTCACCAATTTCAATTTTCTGCTTTATTATGTTCCAAATTTCTTTAATTCCTAAAGCTGAAATTAAAGCTATTAACAAACTGTGGTCATCCATATTTATACTATTTACCTTGTCCATTATACTTCTTTACATACAATTTAGAACCTTTAGTGGTAGACGTTTTAGTCTTAGCGTGTATTCCTTTACGCTTTTTCTTAGGCTTGTATTTCTTTAATATTGTAGTCTTAGCCATTATTCTGGGTCTGGTGTACTCCAAGCACTCGTAGCCATTAAAGCTAATGCCTCTGTTTGATTCATTACATCACCAACAATAGGTAAACTACCATCCGTAACAAAACTTGGTGTTACTCTATAACTTAATAAACCTTGTGTGTTTGCTAAATTTCTTCTCATTGACTGTGCACTTTGCTGGTCAACTTGAGAAAACAAAACTAAGTTGGTGTCTGACAACTCAATTACTATATAACTTTTATTATTCATTTTTTTTATTTTAATATTTATTCAGGTTCTGGCGTACTCCAAAAACTTGTTCCCATTAACTCTATACATTGCGTATGGTTGTAAGTTCCTAAAGGTACAACTGTTCCATATGTTACAAAACTAGGTTGTGTTTCCCACTTAATAATAAACTGAGTCTCATCAATAGACTTTCTAATTGTTTCAACACTCGTTTGTTCTACTTGTGTAAAGTCAATGTTATTTAAATCTGCTATTGCTATTGTATTGTATGTTAAATCACTCATATGTATTAAGGTACGATTGTTGATAAACTTGCTCCATTTTTTACTGTTCCTGTTAATCCATTTCCAGAAGAGTCTGCTGTAGTAACTACTCCACTATTAGTTGTAAGTGATTCGAATCTATGCCACGATACCGGATTTAAAGGTAAAATATTACCTGGAGTACCATTGTTATAAATAGAAGCAACTTGTGGTGCGCTTAACTCTGAATTAAACATAGCTACTTCGTCTATTTTTCCATCTATGACAAGATTCGCTCCATCTCTTCCAGATATTTGAAAAGGCACATTTGAATTTAATATAGAGCCTGTAATACTAGTAGGTCCTAGATAACTCAAAGATTGGGGAACACCATTAACATATATTTTAATACCAGCTCTAGTAGAACTACCGCTATAAGTGAAAGCTACATTATACCAAGTGCTAGGATTTAGAGCAACACCAGTCCTCCTACCTAATAGATAATTGGCACTATAAAAATCACCTATAAAGAAAACTATATCTCTTGATGCGGTAATATAAAATTGGTATCCTACTATAGTAGAGTTTTTTGTTTTTGAAATAAATAATCCTGTTGATATTGGTGATGCTAAGTTTATCCAGCAAGAGCCACTAAAAGCATCTGTTCGTTCAAAAATATTAACGTTTCCAAAATCTACATAATCATCAATTCCATCTAACTGAAGAGAGTGAGTGTTTCTAATAGGAGTATCTAATGTTCTATCTAGTAAATCCATATTTTCAGATAAACCATTTGCTGTGCTGTAAGGTGCATCTCCTTTAATATCTATTGAACTTGTACCTACACCACTTGCTGAATATCCAGGACCATCTACAATATCATTATTTGCCATATTAACACTTACAGCATTGTTAGTTCCAATTTCATCTAAACAAGTCCAAGCTCCTGAGTTGTAAAAACTATTACTTCCTAATTGCCACCAAGCTGTAGGAGCAGTTCCTGAGAAATTATGCAAGTTACTTGGAACGCCTTCGTTGTAGATTTCTGTTACTTGTGTAGAAGTTAACTCTGTATTAAAAATTGATACGTTAGATATTAGTCCGTTAAAATTAAAGGAAAACCCGTGAAAAATTGAATATCCACTAATTAAATCAATCGACCAATCTGTATTCACTGTTTGACTACCTGTAGTAGATTCTGTTGAATTTAAATAAACTTTACAAATACCGTTATCAACAGTAACAATAATATTATACCAATTATATACACTCATTGAAGGA